GTGTGATTCTATGCACTACGGCAGCTCGCCTTCTGAGTATCTTGTTCCTGGCCTCCTGCTCCTCATGAGACATAGCGAGGGACTTCCGGCCTCTAGTTTCAATCTTAGGCTTCTTCTCAACCGCCTGTATGCCTTGGTCTATCCAGCAGTAAGGATTGATAGCGTGGTAGTAGCGGCGCATCCTAAAGCGGCGAGAGCTGCTATCTTCTGACTTCTTCCTTCCAATCCAAGTTTGAGTGACTACCATGAACTCACCATTGTGGATAGTCTGCTCACAGTACTTGCACTTGGCTCTGCGCCTGCATCGAGTTATCCAAACGTCAATCGGAATCTCTCCCACGCTTATTTAAAGATTTCATCTTTAGGTAGAGCTGCTCTCTATAATCCAAAGTCTCTGGTGATAGTGGAGTTCTGTTTCCATATGCTCTTACAGTACTTTGGAACTCTAAAGCTACCTCAGCTTGCTCTTGCTTTAGCAGGAGGTATGGCATTACATTCTCTATCACCAAAGCAGCATCTTGGCCTCGAAAGTAGGCAGCATACTCAGCCTTGTGATTGTTCACTCTTCTATCAGTTTTAGCTATGCTTGCCCCAAAGTGGTATTGCACCCAGTCTACTAGAATATAGTTAGTATTGTAGACACTGACGAGCAGGCTGTATTGATAGGGATAGTGCCTTATGGCATCTCGCTTGACTTGCTTGGCTATAGAGATGCTTCCCTCACCATCTATGGCCATTGCTAATCTTGCCCAGTTTATCTCTTCCATGACCACATCCAGACATCCATTGATTCTAGTATATCATATAGCAATACAAGGTGTCAACCCCAGCAACACTCAGTTTGGTGTAATCTAACATATATATACTAATAATAATATTATCTATAATTGATTACACCTATTGACATCGCCGCTGATATGTGGTATAATAGAACTGTGGACTAAGATAACAGTTACGAGGAGGCTGCTCGTTGAAACCATTACTGTACTGCTCCTCTTAGTAGCTATGATGATAGTGGTAGTAGAAACTTCATAGGAGGCCTTATGACCTTAGAAACCTCAGAGCAAACATCACCAGAGGAGAGTATTGCCAAGTCCATAGTTCCTTACAATCGAGACGACTCTAGAGCTAGATACCTTGGTCTTCGAGCTTGCGGATTTAGTATTAGAGAAGCGCTCAAGCTCATAGGTAATGGTAAGAGTGCTTTGTCCATGTGGAGGAGAGATGCTCAGTTCTTAGACTTAGAGAACAGGATACCTGAGTTCAAAAAGGCACTCTCCTTAGAATATGCTGGTTTAGAGTTCATGCGGAACCTTAGGCTAGTATTCGAGAAGGACTACCGTGTGCTTACCAAGAGCCTCAGGAAAGATGGTGATGCCGAGCTCACTACTCAAGAACAAGCATATCTCCTCAAGATGCGAGCATTCTATACTCCACAACAGCTACAAGTCATGGAGGCATTAGTTTCAGCTGAATCTACTGATGGAGCGTTCAACTTCACTAGCTTTATCATAGAGGCAAGTAAGGTGGAACAGAGAATTAAGGTGGAAGTAACAAAAGCGGCAGAGGGCAGTGCTGATGTACTGTCCCCATTGCAAGGAGTTGATGAGGATTGAACATCGCAGCGATACTGTTATTACTTTTAAGTGTCGCAGATGTGGTCATGTAGAGAGTCAGTTTTGTGCCCAAAAGGAGAGTATAGGTGGTAAGGGGAAGAAGGAGAAAGACAGCTAGACTGACATCGGCAGCTAAACGCAATCTGTTCAAAGCACAGATATCTCGTATTGGCTTCAGAGAGCCAAGAACTATTGGGCGCAGTACTCCCTGGAGAACAGCTAGAGCTCGAGTAACCAGAGCTTATGGATTTGCCCGATTTAGGGGAAGGAGGCGCTAAGGTGGCTAAGTGGATAGCTAAGGCAATAAAGCGCCCAGGAGCGTTCAGACGAAAGGCTAGAGCAGCTGGAATGTCAACCAAGGCATTTGCTCGTAGAGTCCGAGCTAATCCAAAGAGATATAGCACAAGGACAAGGCGACAGGCTAATCTGGCCGTAACACTAGGTAAGATGCGAAGGCGAAAGAGGTAGTATGAACACTCATCAAGCCATGGAGTTGCTCCTCAGCAACCGCCGTCTCTTTATGGAGACGCTCATGAGGATTGAGAATAAGAATAGGGTGCTAGTCCCTTTCACTCTCAAAGCCATTCAGGCTAATATAGATGAGACAGCGACTGGTCGAGACGTCTATGTCAAGCCATCTCAGATAGGAGCCAGTTCTTATTTCATCTGTGACTATCTCATTGATACCCTAACTATCCCTGGCACTACCTCCATCCTTATCTCTTATGATGAGTTTATCTCAGGTAGGCTCCTACGCAAGGTTCAAATGTTCTATGATTATCTGCTATACTTGATTCCTACTATCCCTAAGATGCACCACAGGTCTACTTCTGAGAAGACCTTTCCTGAAATCAATGGGAGTTTCTATATCAGTTCTGCCAGAAGCTTCTCTGGTGTCAGAGGCGAGCCGATACACAACTTGCTTATGGATGAGTTTGGCTTCTGGCAACCTGGAGATGCTGCCCGAGTGTTTGCAGCTGCTATGCAGCGAGTCCCTTTGGAGCTCAACACTAAGGTAAAGATTGTATCAACTCCTAATGGTGAGGACAATGACTTCTACAATGTCTATATGGCAGCTAAGGAAGGGAGGAAAGTAGGCAAGTCAGTCTTCACCGCTCACTTCTACCGCTGGTTCGACCATGAGGAGTATAGGCTATCAGCGGACAATATCTTTGCTCTGCCAGGGGATGAGGGGCTGACAATGGATATGCTAGATACCGAGGAGCATGAATTAGTGGTCTTTCAGGGCCTCGACTTTGACCAGATAAGATGGCGAAGATACAAGATGGCCGAGATGGATAGCCTACGGCGTAGTGGAGAGACTCGGCTCATATTTAAGCAGGAGTACCCTGAGGACGATATAAGCTGCTTCCAAACTGCTGGAGATATGGCCTACGATGTAGATATATTGACTTCACTAGCTAGAGGCTGCTACCCTGCTCCTATTCACAATCTTGGGGCTGACATCTGGTTTCCTCCTGAGGAGGGGCTAAAGTATCTTGTAGCAATAGACCCTGGGGTAGGGAAGCAGTCTGAATCAGTTGCAACGGTATGGAACTTCTCAGCATTAGATGATTCAGGTCTTCTAGTATTCAGACACTGCGCTACCTTATCTGGCTACTACGATGAGGAGGATATGGCTAACAGGTGTATGCCCTTAGCAGTCTACTACAACAATGCTCTGATAGCTAATGAGGATAGTTTGGGCTTCACTGCTCAAATCAAGACATACCCTGACCTCTACTACCGCACAGACCCTATAAGTGGGAAAGTAGGCAGACAGATTGGCTGGCAAACTACTCGCTCTACTAAACCTTACATGATTACTGAAGTTAGCAGACACCTGCCTAAAGTCGAAACCCATGATATAAGGATAGTTAGTCAGTGCAGAAACATCCGCTGGGACGGTGGGAGGATAGAAGTATTGGGAGCAGACGACTACCACGACTCACTCGCTATTGCAATAGTCTGTCGAGAAGCTCTGCCAGTTGAGAGAGGGTTGGTAGGCACTGCTGGCTGGTCTGATGATTGGGGAAGGAGATAGTATGGTCACTACAAAAACACTGAAAGCAGAAGACGTAGTCAAGCGCTGTAATGACCTCAAGGCTTTCTGGCTTGAGCGGAATAAGAAGTTTAAGGAGTGGTATAGCCTTGTTGAGATGGAGGATAAGCTCAAGCAAGACAAGATGGAGAGCTTTGTAGGCAACGACCCAAGAGCTTCGTTCAACCTTATATTGTCTCTACTGGAGCAGCGAATCCCTCATCGCATTGCTTCGGCTGACTTGACAACTGACCTGGCAGCTGCTGCAGGAGATGTGGAGGAGTTCTTCGAGGTTGCTTGGGCTGACATCTTTGAGCAGTATCGTAGGAGAGGCCGCTATTGGCTTCATGACTTCCTTGGCCTCATGCTCTCTACTGGCTGGTACAATGTCTTTGCTACTATCACTATGGACGGTACTCGCTGTATAGCTGAAATCTGGCATCCTTCTCAAGTCTTCCAAAACTGGGACGATGATTTGGTAGAATGCGCTCACGCCTTCCCTGCTACCCCTATGGAAGCTAGAAGACTCATCCTTCGCTTGGGATGGAACGTAGAACCACCTCGGCAGAAGGTTACAGTGAGTGACTATTGGTTCTTAGATGATGGAGGCAGAGTACACAATACTATTGCTCTTGGCAAGGACTTAGTGAAGCCAGATACTGTTGAGATGAGGTTCAAGCGGATTCCTATATTCACTGCCCCTGTCGGGGGCCTTCCTGACATCGGCCTTATGGGGCCTGTGGGGGAAGCTAATCGCTGGAAGGCAGAGATGGGTCAAAGCCTCCTGGCCACTAACGAGAACATCTATCACTCATGGAATAAGTGGTGGACATTCTCTATG